CGACGCAATCGATCCAGGACTTCTACGACCAGCACGAGGTCACCAAGCGCTATTACGATACGTGGCTTGCCAAGGCCAAGGAGGGCGATGTCGACGCCATGTCGCGCATCCAGGCCGCCGGCGGCCCGATGATGTTCGTGCGGCTCGACGCGATCAAGGAAACGCTGTCCGACCATTCCAAGCTGGTGCGCGACATCTACAAGAACCAGACGATTACCGCGCCGGAGAAGCGGCAACTGATCGACGGGCTCTACTTCAACATGATCGAGATCGGCAAGGCCGGGAAGAAGATGCTGACCGACAGCGAAGCGGCGCTGCGGCGAGAAACGTCCGGCCAGCCGTAGTGCGTTGTTGGAGGATGGCAGTTCGCCATCCTCCCCCGCATGAAACAGATCATCCGGGCTATCGCTTTCATCGCCGCGCTGCTCCCGTCCATCGCTGCCGCGCAGCAGTATCCGACGGTGCCGAACAACACCGTCATCGGTCGCCTCGGTCAGGGCACGGGATCGGGGCCATCCCAGGCGATCCCGATCACGACGCTGGCGGGCACCTTCCATATTCCGTTCGTCGTTCCAGCGACCTACGGCGCGGTCTGCGACGGCGTGACCGACGATAAGGTCGCACTCCAGACCGCCATCAACACCGCAGCCTCGATCAAGAACACCCTGATCATCCCATCGGGGACGACCTGCTTCACGAGCGCCACCCTCACGGTGCCTTCCAACGCGAGCATCATCGGATCGGATCGCGACAGTTCGATCGTCAAGGGCTCGGCGACGCCCGTGTTTTTGTCGACGAACGCCAGCAACGTCACGCTGTCCAACTTCACCGTGCAGGGAACCAACAGCGTCACCAGCTGGAATAGCGGCACCGTCGGCGCCATTCAGCTGCTGCAAAACTCCAGCGCGGTCGCAGCCAGCAGCAACTGGACCGTCCGCGGCATGCGGATCAAGGATTTCAACAATGCCTATTGGGTTTATTGGGGATCGCAGACGTCGACGTTCCCGGTAAACGACCCGGTCTTCGAAGACAACATCGTTTCCACCACGGCGTCGAATGTCCCGAGTGATGCCAATCCGTTGTTCAACAACAATTACGGATTGGTGATGTTCAGCGCGACCGGCGGCAACGGCCAGTTTGTGCGCCCGCGCGTCAAGAACAATCGCATGGATGCGGGCGCACTTTGCTTCCCGATCCTCCTTTTCGGCAACCACACTGGCGCCGAGATCACAGGAAACCAGATCAGCAATCCGGGTCGGACGACACCGGCGCATTGCGTCAACGGGTTCGGCACGTCGTGGAATACCTATGGCATCGCGATCTACGACCTGAACGCGGACGGCCATCCCGCGACCAACTACGTCATCTCGCACAACATCATCAAGTCGCCATATGCAACCGGTATTTACATCGTCGGGGATGCTGATCCTGCCAAGATTTCGGTCCTTGCCGAAAACGATTGCCGCGGCTGCGTGATCGCGAACAACGTTATTTCCGATCAGGCACAGCAGGATGCCAATCCTCGCGGCGGCATTGTGATCGCCTCGGCGACAAACATCACGGTCGCCGACAACGAGCTGTACAATGGCTACGGCGGTCTGGTGATCTCAGGGCAGACAGTTGGCTCTATCCTCGTCCAAGGCAATCGGTGCACAACCGCAGTTGCTTCAAGCTTCGGCATTGCGCCGACCTGCCTCTATCTTGCCGCGGGTCTCGGGACGACGAACCAGGCATCGCAGATCATCCGGAACAACTATCTGGAAGCAACCGGGACGTCGTCGCAGACCATCACGACGGTTTCGTCCGCCCTCGCTCAATTCGCCAACGTCGAGATTTCCGGAAACACGATCAACGCAGGTGTGCAGGGGCTCGTGTACATCTCGGGCTACACGTCCGGATCGTTCGTCGTCAACAACAACAAATTTGGCGGCGGACCCAGCGGCTACATGGCGGCGCTGACGAACAACAGCGGTATCCCCGTCACCATCATGAACAACGTGTTCGACAGCACGGCCGGTATCACCGGAAGCGGGCTCGTCGTGACCAACGCCACCATCAACATGGTCGGCAATAAGTTCCAGAACCGCACAGCCGGCTCCGTCGCAATGTTCTCCGGCGTCGGTGCGACCGGTACGATCCAGGGCACGCAGTTCAACAACGTGGTGACGGCGGCGCAGGTTGCCGCAACCTCGATTGGTCTCGCGATTCCAAACTGGTCGGCCTCAGCGCAGGACTACGTTCAGAACCTGAATGTGGCTGCCGGCTCACTGACGGCGGGCTGGATCAACCCGACGAACGGCAACAACTGGGTCGTGGTCAGCAACCTTGGCGCGCTCGGGACGGGCGTCTTTACAGCGCTCGGCGTCAATGTCGGATCGGCTGGTGCGTTCGTCGTGAACGGCGGCGCGCTCGGCACGCCATCCAGCGGCGTCGGCACCAACCTGACAGCCTTGAACGCGAGCAATCTCGGATCTGGAACCATTCCCGCGGCGCGCACGAACGGTCACCAGAACGGCACCGCGACGAACGACAGCGGAGCCGCCGGTGAGATCGGGGAATACGTGACCTCGACCGTGTTGGTCGGGTCGTCCGTTTCCCTGACCGCATCAACGGCGGCAAACGTCACATCGATCTCGCTCACAGCCGGAGATTGGGATGTCTGGGGGAATGTTTCGTTCAACCCCGCCGGCACCACGACCATCACCGCTTTGATCGCGTGGATTTCGACGACGTCGGCCGCCCTGCCGACCATCCCGAACAATGGCGCTTACACCTCGCTGCAACTATCGTGGCCAACGGGAACGACGCAGACCATCCCTGCGGGGTCGACCAGACTTAGCCTGTCGGGCACGACCACGGTCTACCTTTCGACCTACTCGGTTTTTGCAACGAGCACGATGGGTGCCTACGGCTATATCGGAGCGCGTCGCAGGCGTTGACCTCGGCCTATGGTGCGTTGTTGCCACACCGATCAGCCAGCCATGGTTGTCCTCGAAATGGGATTAGCCATGGAGAATTCCAATGTCTTGGCGGCTCGCTCGCGCTCTTGAGCGTCTCCGAACGCAGGTGAATGAAAAGTGGCCGAACCGGTCCAAGGATTCGGACGGGTCTATCGGTGACGAGCATCATTCGGCCCGGACATCGGACCACAACCCCGATGACGGCGGTGTGGTTCGCGCGATCGACATCACCCACGATCCAAAAGGCGGGTTTGACTCCTATGCCTTTGCCGATCTCCTGCTGAAGAACCAGGACAAGCGGCTGAAGTATGTGATCTCCAATCGGCGTATCGGCTCAGGCCCCGGCGGCCCGCAGCCAGGCGTCTGGCGGAAGTACACGGGCACCAACCCACACGACCACCATTGCCACATCAGCGCCGTCGCTACGGCCATGGGTGACAATACCGACCCGTGGGATATCGGAGCGGTCAAGGCGCCCTCGCCAGAGGTCGTCAACTCCTTCGTCCCGCCTCCCGCCACGTTGGCCCCCGGCGCCTCGGGTCCTGAAGTCGAGCGGCTTCAGAAGCTGTTGGGCTGCACGGTGACCGGGATCTACGAGCCGAAGTCTGAGACCGAGTACGCGCTCCGACTGTTCCAGGTGCGGCACAAGCTCGACCCCGACGGCAGGGCCGGGCCCCAAACGTGGGGCGTCCTCAAGTAATCCGCCACGCGACGGCATCGCGCTATTGAGCATCACCTACCGGAGAACAACATGACGAGCGACCAAATCACTGGCATCCTTCGCGCCATTCTCGCGGCGCTGGGCGGCTTCATTCTCGCCAAGGGCTGGGTCTCGGCTGAAACGTGGGCTTGGCTCACGGGCGGCATTCTCACCCTCGGGGGCGCGCTGTGGTCGCTGTGGACGAACCGGCCCGCCGGCATCGCCGCATCCGCTCAGGGCCTGCCGGGCGTCGACGTGACAACCAGCTCTGCGGCATCACCGGCGGTCAAGTCTGCGGTCGCGGACGCGAAGTAGATGTTCACGTGGCCCGAAATCGTTCTCCTGTTTCTCAAGCTCGCGAATGCGATCATGGGCGAGGTGGGAAATCAGAGACAGTTTCGGGCAGGGTCGGACGCGGAGATAGCCAAAATCTCCGCTGCCATCCTCCGCAAGACGGCAGCCGGCAAGGCGATGATGGAGAAGGTCGATGCGCTTAGCGCTGACGATGTTGATGCTGCCCTTGTTGGCCTTGAGCCCGAGTAGCTGCACGCCTGAGCAGATCGACAGCTTCTGCCAAGTCTACAATCAAGTGATCGTGCAGAAAGGCGATGGCAAGATCGTCGCGTCGGAGGGCGTAAAGAGGCGGCTCCTCGCCAACGAATGGCTGTACCGCGAACAGTGCGGGCCTCGCGTTTCCTAGATAGCAAGCGGCCCGACCTGTCGCGCGAACGGCAGACCGGGCCTGACCACCACCGGAAGGAATGGTTCCTATGACGGCTGCTACACATTCAATCATAGGTTTCCGGGGCCATGGTATTCAAAATTGCTCATCGGTTAAGTCAGGATGACAGACCAGGACAAGCTTACGGACGTTCAAAGGGCGTTCCTGAAAGGCATGACAGATCAACGGGCTGCCAATATGTGGGACGCTGCGGAGTTCATTGCCGACCTGTCGCCGCATACAAAAGAATTTCTCCGCAAGGCCGACAAGGACAAGATCGAGCAGCTCGACGCGACCTTGAAGTTCATGAACGCGACGGGGGTCATCTGGAAATTTCTTCTGGCCGGGGGCGTCACCATCTTCGGCTTTGTCAAAGCGTGGGAGTGGCTCTCGCAGTTCGTCAAATTGAAGTAGCAACCGGGCCTGCGCCCCTTCGGGGGATTTGATGGCTGCGCCGCAACAGATACAGGTCGTCAAGCCAGACCCGGACCCGACTTTACTCACGACGGAAAGCCTGCTTCGTGAGATCAGTCATCTCAAGGAGCTGACCTCCGAGAGATTCAGGACGCATGAAGTCCGCACCGACTCCATCGAAAATCGGCTCAATCACAAGTACATTGAGACGGCCGACGCGATTAGAAATCTGCGGGATCTCCACGAGGAGAAATTCCAAGGTCTGGATAAGCTAGGCAGGCAGGCACGAGAGGACAACCAGACAAGGCTGGATGCGGCCTTCAAGTCGGCCAACGACACAAGGGACAAGATCGAGGAGTCCCTTACCAAGCAGATCGAGGCCGTGACAAAGGCCACGAACGAGGCCAGCAAGGCGACCAACGAAAAGATAGACCGCCTGACATCGCGCCTTGACACCGGGGAGGGAAAGTCAAAAGGCGCTGGCGATCTTTGGGGCTACCTGATCGGAATAGCGGGCGTTGCCTTCGGCGCGGCGGCTATTTTTCTCCGGCACTGACATGCCCATCGATCCCGTCATCCTCCGGGCAAGGTGCAACCTCTTCCAGCCGAACTACAAGATCATCCGCGCGCAGTTCAATGTCGCGGAAGGCCCAGAAGGATTCCCCGAATACGTCATGACGAACCTGCTGCGCGAGCGTGGCGTGCCGCAGGACGGGTGCATGTATCGCTTCATCATCGAACCGCTTTTCCCTCACTGAAGGATTCCGCCATGGGCCGCCTCGCCATCCTGATCGTGCTGCTTGCCAGCTCCGCGCACGCCTACCAGCCTCGCCAACCGGCTGGGTTCGGCACCTACTCGAAGGCCTACACCGAGCGCGCGCAGGCCCGGCGGTGGAAGGATCTCTGCAAGGGCGGCGGCCGCTACCAGGCCATGAGCGAGGCCTACGAGGCCGGCAAGCCCGACCCCTGCCGCTGACCCGGAGTGCGTTGTTGGGGTTCCGGCCCAACCATACCGTCCTTGAAACTCACAGGATTTCGAGGGATTTGGCATGGTCTGGAACCAAGTTGAAAAGTTCAGCTTCAGCAACGTCGCGGCCGATCAAGCGCCCTTCACGCTGCGCGGCGGCAACTACGGCATCGAGGTCGTCGGCACCGGCTTTGGCACCGTCGATCTGAAGCGCCTGGCCGCGGACGGCTCGACCTACCTATCCGTGCTGAGCGCAGCCTTCGCCGCCAACGGATACCAGAATCTCAACCTTCCAAGCGGCACCTATAAACTGACGGTCGCGACCGCAACGGCGGTTTATGCCGACATCGTCTCGACGGTGACGACGCAATAATGCGCCGCTCCGAACAGATCATCATCATCGGCACTCCCCTTGGGTCAGCGCAACAGCCGCCGCCCGGCGAGCAGTTCCTAACAGTCACCGACAATAACGGCGCCGAGCAATTCGTTACGGCGACCGACACCAATGGCGTCGAACAACGCATCACCGTAGCGACAGGATTGAGCTGACATGAGCATCAATATCATTTCCGCATTGAAGCCGATCTATGCGCTGGCCTCGCTTGGCGACAGCCGCGTCGCACGCTTTTATCAGAGCCTAGGCAACAACTTCGGGTTCAGCGGCTATACACATTTCACCATAGCCAATTCCATCGCCAAGAAGCCGTTCGATGTCGTCTATAACGGTGGTCTTTCTGGCGATCAATCCGACACAATGCTTGCTCGACTTGCGGCCACGATCGCCTCCGGCGCTGGAACACTGTGGATTCAGATCGGCGTGAACGACGTCAATAATTCCGGGGTCGGCTACACGACTACCAATACCGTAGGCCCGAACCAGGCAGCCGTCGTTAGCACCGCAAACGTCGCGCTGATCTGCTTCCAGAACATCCAATATGCTGCTCAGCAGTTTCTGCGGGCTGGCGGCCAGCGCGTCATCATCAACCTTGAGTGCGGTGCAGAGGTTTTCGGGACGGCCCAGATCGCCGCCTGCATCAATCTCAACCAGCGGCTACGTGAATTTGCAAGGTCGGCGCCCGGCGTTCTCATCTATGACCTTTGGTCGCAGATGCACGACCCCGCTGCGTCCACAACTTCTACGCTCCGATTCAAGTCCGGCTATGCTGCTGAAGCCTCGGGCTCCGGTACTCACATGTCCAACAAGGGCGCTGAGATCGTCGGCCGTAATCTCGCGGCGTTCCTTACGGCGAACTTCCCAACTGTCCCCTATCTGCCGGCAGACGTGAACGAAATCACCAGCATCACCACGAATAACCTACTTCTGAATCCGTTGTTTATGACAACTTCGGGCGGTACGGGCTCTGGCACGAATGGCGTGACAGGAACTGTTCCAGGGAGCTGGACCGCTGATCGTACAGGGGGCGGCGGCACTCAGACCACCGTAGTTTCAACCGGAACGCCTGCTGATGGCTCGCCCGGCAACGAATGCATCATGGCATGTACGTTCGGCGGTGCCGGTGATATTTGCCGCATTCGGCAGGATGCCGTGATAGGCAACATCAGCGTTGGCGACTTCCTTGAGGGCGTTGGCGTTGTTGTCGTCGATAGCGGCAGCGTTCTCGCTGGTATCCAGATGGATCTTCAATACGCTGACGGCACCACGACGTGGAATTTGACAGACTTGAAGCCGCTCGACAACAATCCGATTTCTACGGTCGGCGGTACCTATTACCTGAAAACACCGCCCTATCCCGTCACGGTCAAGGGCGGCGGCGCGTTCATGTCGATGCGCCTCTATGCGATCGGCTCGGGGGCGGGGGACGGCTACGGTTGCTGGCGGACGATCCAGGCTCGGAAGAGGTTCGCGCTGTAGCGACCAACTTGCCGTTATCCTTCGCGTTTGTATCTGCATCGAGATCATATTCGTGGATATCCCAATCGTCCCCGTCACCCTCTTTCTCCCAATCCTCTCTATTGGAGCGAAGGGCATTCCTTGCATGCTCAGCTTTTTCCAATGAGGAGTAGACTGCTAACGTGTAGTGAGATTCCCGCAAGTTCCGGGATAAAGTATATATCTTCATCGTCATCGGGACTTCCTCAGGGAGAGCGGGGATGAGGCTTGACCGCGATGTCCGGCACGAAGCACTCGCCCATCTCGTTGTAGCGATTAAGTCCATCCAGGATATCAGCATCGTCCAGAGTGTCGCCCCAGCTGCCGATCATGGCGAGAGGGCAGGGACTGACATTGCATGGTAGCTCGTTGACGGCCTTGTAGAGAGCTGACGTGATTTTGAGACCGGTATTGTCTAAGCATGTTTTCATTTCATGTCCCCGATGTTTGCCCAACACGGTCTATGCAGACGGCATATCGCCTAGACAAGCGACGTTCACCGCGAAGTCACGTTGTGTGATGTGCTTGCCTCCAGAGAAATGCGGAAAGCCCGCACCTATTGCCATAGCAGACGCAGCAAAGCACGCGGCCTGGTGGGCCAATTCGCGGGGAAATCCGAAGGCGAGACGATTATCGAGGACGAACTCGATCTCGTCGCCTCGGTCGAACATCATGACGTTTGGAATCAGTTTGCCCTCAAGGATGACAGCATTCCCACCGGTTCCTGGCCCCTTCATCTCTGCGATTAGATCTCGCTTTGGCTCGGTCGGGAAGTCTGTGATGTTGCTCATGGCTGTATCCTCTCTTTCGATGTTCGCTTAGGAACGGTTGTCTGCCGTCCAATCGATCAGACCGATGGCTGCCGAAAAGAACGCAGCGTCCTCAATCCAGCCGTTGCGGTCGTCTCCGGTCTTGGTCCTTGCGATGCGCCTGCAATTCGCAAGCCGCTCCTCCAGCCACGCCTTCACGTCGGCAGCCGTCATCACCTCGATCATGGCATTGATCTTGGCTTGGTCGCGGTCGGTTTGTTCTGCGAGTTCTGTCATGAACGCTCTCCATTCGTCAATTGGGGCGCCGATTCCTCTGCCGCCCACCGCTTCCGGTCCGCTTCAACTTGCCGATCAACCCAGCGGTTGAGTTGCCAGAGATCGTACCGGTGTTGCCAAACCTGCCAGAACCAGATGCGGACGATGGGCTCCTCGCGATCCTCGTTCGGATTGCAACAAAAACATCCGGTCCAGTCGCCGCCGAAATAGCCTTCGGAGCCGCCCGCGCCATCGCATTGCGGGCACACGGGATAGATCAGGTTTTGCAGACGTTGCCACATGGCGGATTCCTACTGATCATCGGTTACGCGGCGCTAGGCCATTTGCATTCGCCGTCTTTCCACCCGACGCCGCTGCACGTTGGGCAATCGTCGGAATCGCTCTCGACATTGGGAGGACACTGGCCGGAACCACCGCAGGTTTTGCAGCAAAGCGGGCTGTGCGGGCAGGGCGGGTAAACCACGTCCGGCTGCCATCCTTCGGCGTGCTCGTCGTCGTCCATGCGCACGCCGTCGTGGCACCCCATCTCGCTCAGGTACGAGCCCGGAGGCGACCCGGACTCGCTGCCATGCCAGACCTTCTCCCGACCGCAAATTGAACAGGTCATGCTTGCTCTCCTTGCCACATCTGTTACGACAATTCTTCGTGGACGTCGTAGTAGACGATGCGCTCGTCTCGATCGATCATCTCGATACGGCCGACGTCGCCGTTCTTCTTGATGTCGTCCCGGGCTGCCTTCTTGGCCTTCTCCAGGGTGGAGGAGAAGCCGACCAGCTCGGATCCGTACCGGAGCGCCCTGCGCATCTCCCATCCGCCCTTCTTCATGGCTGGCCCTGTCGCTGTGGGGGTGACGCAAGGGAGATCACTTCCCATCCCTCGAACGACCCCTTGTAATTTTCAATGGCCCAATCCTCGGCAGCATCTGGAGTGTTGAACTTTCTGCGGCGCCCCTTGATGACGAGCCCTTGATAGCGAATGGCGAACGGCGGCCCTGCGCTATGATCGATATCGGCGATTTGCGGGTGCGTGCGTCTATAGATTTGACGCAACTCCTTTACGTCTTTCGGTTGGAAGCCGAGGCCCAAACAGATCCTAATCCACGCTCGCTCGGTCGGGATGTTACTCATGGTCACTTGCCCCTGCTCAATGCGACTGGCTGACAAGCCCGTTCAGCCGGGTCTTCTCGCGCTCGATGTTGGCGCGGAGTTGCTCGCGCTGATCCGGGTCAGTGGTCTTGGCGTAGTTCTCCGTCATCTCCAGGAGGTTGTGAGCCGCGCGGCGGATCGGCGTATCTCCGTCCTCGTTCATCGCCAGCTTCTTCAGCATCGATCGGGTCTCGGTGAAGTCGGTCATGGGCTAATCCATCTCGTGTTTGTAATGCTCAGGCAGCGCGTTTCGGCACTCCACGATCGCTCGCTTGACTGCATATTCTAGGTCGCGCAGTTCCGGGTGCCGGACCTTGATGATGATCTCTCCATTGAAGGAGACTTCGCAGAATATGGGGTGGCCGCCCGTCATGGTCTCGATCTTCCACTTTCCCGCGCTGCTCATTTCGGCGGCTCCGGGAGGTGCACCCAGCCGGCGATCCACTTGTCGGGGAAGCCGCCTTGGCCCACTGGAGCGGCGAACTGCCAGCCGATGTCGAAGCCATCTTTGGCGAGGCCCCAATGGCGAGCAACGAAGGGGATGCCGTACCATCGCTCCAGATCATCCCGCCCCTCGACTGGTAGCGGGTCCTTGAGCTGCACGAGCACCCGCGTCCCGTCCTTCGGCGCGGTCTCTATCGGCTGCCATCACGGGCCGGCGTAGAGAGGCTCGTCATTGGCCGCCGTCTTCTCAAGGCTCACGGTGACGGCTTTGCCATCAATCACCCGGCCCCATGCGACCGGTACTCCTTCGGTACTCTCATGGCCGTTTGTTCTTGAGTCGTTCATGTCGTTTTGCATTGACAACTCCAATTAGATCAATGATTTAAGGCCAGTCACGGGAGTAGCAGATACTGCTGTCTTACTCGAATTTCAGCTATTATACGCTAGTTTTTGTTGGTTTGGTACTCTTTCGGTACTCTTATTCAGCGTTTGATGCGTCGGTTTGCCAGTCCGGCCGGTGGTGTCCATAGGTCGTTTCGAGCAGCTTGATCGACATCCCCAGGAACTGCGCTGCGCTCCATGGATCGATGCCTTGGCGCATCATGTGCGTGGCGCGGGAATGCCGCAGGACGTGAGGGGTCACATCGGTCCCGAGCTTCGCCGCAACCCGCGCCTTCTTCCAGGCCCGGTCGATCTGCTTGATCGCCTTCCCGCGGTTGGCGCCAGCAAAGCGGATCAGAAGCTCCTTATCCCCGTCGAGCCGTTTCCAGCGCCTCAGGTGTGACAAAAGCCGGTCCCCGATGCGCAGCGGCGGCGCGCGCTTCTTCGTCTGTACGGAGCCCGGAGGCTTCCGGAACATGATCCGGTCCTCGATCTTGATGAGTGACCACTTCATGTTGAGGATCACGGTCCGCCGGCTGCCGGTGTACCAGCCGATAATAAAGAAGCGGGCGAGGTGAGGGGAGCGCCGGGCCGCCCATAGGAACCGCGCCGCCTCGGATCTGGTCAGCCAGCGTTCGCGGGCCGGCGGCCTGTCCGGCATCGTAATGGTCGGGATCAGGATGGGCGCATGGTTCTTGTGCCAGTGCTTCAGGGCCGCCCTCAGGTAGCCGAGTTCGGAGCGGGATATCGTCTTGCCGCCTCGGTGCGCAATGTAGGCCTTGCACTTCGCCGGGGTGATATCAGCGATGAACTTGTCGCCCCACCATGCATTGAGGCGGCGGATCATCATCAGCGAATCCGGCTCGCTGACCTTCCCGGTGATCACCTCGTCGATATAGGCCATGAGGATGTCCGCAATCGCGGTCGAAGTTTTCTCGACCGTGTGCTTCTCGGCTATGTATGCTTTAAGCTCTTTTTCCGCTGCTCTAATTTCATCGCGACGGCAGTTTGTGCGGCGCTTGCTTTTGCCGTCGCTGATCGTCCATCGATCACGCGCCTTGTCGAACCAGAGCTTGGGGCCTGAGCTGCTACGCGGCATTTTTGTTGCATCGCCTTTAGGTCGCTGATCGTGGTGAAGTCGCGCCGGCCGATCCGGTAAATATCTAGCTTATCCGCCTTGTGAAGCACGCGCAAAGTCGCAACCGTGACCTTGCCGCCCAAGAAGTGTTTGCACGCGTCTTCAAGCGTAATCAAATCCGAGAAGTTCAGGTCAGCGTCGCGTGTCACCTCAGGGCTCCTTCGACGAGACCGAGTATGAGGCGATTACCTCGCGGATCGTGGCTGCGAGCGCGTTCAAACCTTCCTGCGTATCGACATGATACCGGCCGACCGCAAAGCCCTTGTGCCACTCCAGGGGCGATGGGCAGCCACAGTGGCCATCAACGCGAACATCTTTGCCGTGCGTCGCGTGCAGTTTCTCGGCAATGTCGGGCGGGATGCCGGGGCCTTCTGCGATCCAGTAGTACCAGGCGCGCTGGAATCCCCATGAGGCTAGACCGCCAACGGCTTTCGAGGGGACCTCCCCGTGTTTGGCAAAGATGTCGTATTCAGATACGGCGATGCCGGCAGCCTCAAGCTCGGCACGGCAGATCGCCGTGACTTCTTCGATCACTTCAGGAGTCGGATCGCGGCGCGCGAGGTTCTGCATTGCATGCCTACTTGTTTGAGGAGATCGAGGGCGGGCGCTCCAAAAGCTCCCACGCGGTGAGTTCTTCGAGCCCTTCTGTCGAGATCACGTACAGTTTGTACGGCCACATCACTGAGATGCCAGCCTCCTTGATAAGGCCGCGCTTACGCAGGCGCTCTGCACGGGCAAAAACGCCTCGCCATGGCCGCCATGTCCCGGCGGCTGATGCGAGCCTTACCGACTCCAAACATTCTCGGTCGGCCGATGAGGTGATGACCCAATCTCTCACTTTTCACCACCCAACTGTTCTGAAGGCAAAGCAAGTGCAGCGCGGGCCTCGCGCTCAAGCTTCGTGCCCTGGATGTAAGGGTGATCGATTGAGAACTTGATCGGGTTGATGTCGTCGCTCGCAATGATGACCGATTGCGTCGAGCGATCGATCAGCACCTTGGCGCCGTGCAAGATACCGATGATTTCAGGCTCAGCCATTCTCGCCTCCGCTCACTGGAGCAGATCCCACAACAGCCGCCATGCGTTCCAGCTCGCGTTGCGCCATCCGGGCTCGCTTGCCGTCGCTCTTGGCGATCTGCTCAAGCCAGGAACGGTGCTCCTCGTCGGTGCTGCTTTTCTTGAGCCAGCAATCTGCAGTCATGGCCTCGCCGGCAGGCCAGCCGCACCACGCGATGCGCTCGCCATCGAGGTAGGCAACCACCCAATCCTCGCCGGTCGGCTCGTGATGCACGATATCGCCGGCCCGATAGATATAGCCGCCATCAGTCATCGCTTCTCTCCATCGCTGCGGACACATCATCGCCGAAGTCGTGGTCCCGATAGGCCCATGCGCCAGCGTGCCGCAAACACCAGTTTACGAATGCGTTGTTGCGCCGCATGACCCACCAAGGGCCGTGAACGTAGAGATGGTATCCAAGCCAATCAGCCATTTTCAGCACCTCGGTCGTGCGAAGACATTGAGCGTGAGGTTGTGCGGCCTTCCGGCGTGCAGCAATATCCGCTCCCTGCGAGTGAGCCGTCGTCGCGAAAAATCCCGCGCACAAGCTCGGCGTAGCCACGGCGCTGCAACGACTTCACGGCTCGTCGAGCCTGTAACAAGCTCAGATCAGTCAGCGTTGCGATAAAGCCTGATGGGAGGCAATTCTCGTCATGACTGGAATGCTCCTCCAGGCACTTGAGCACCGCTCGCTCGCTTTTGGTGAACGGCTTGTTCATTTGCCACCGCCATGTGGGCGCGTGAGCGTGGACGAGGCTTCGCAATCAAGATGCCGGTAGGATTGAGCGTTGCGGATGCGATAGATGGTCGAGTCCGTGACGCCAAATTCCTTGGCTAAATCCTTGACCAGCCCTTTGATACCAACCGGCGAGCTGCGAATCCTCTTGATCTCCTCGTCCGTCCATTGCCGGATATCCGGCCGATCCTTCTTCCAAGTCTTGCCAGACTGGATGAGGCGGACGTTCGATTCCCGAATTCCGTACCGAGCCGCTGTATCCTTGGTGTGCTCAAGGCCCTTCAGATCGCGGATCTCTCTCGCCTGCTCTGGCGTGAGTTTGTAGCGAGGTCGCGGGGCGGCGCCGTCCCTGTATCGGTCGTACTGGTTATCGCTTGGCGTCTTCCAGTCCAGATGCCACGGGTTTACACAGCCGTCGTGTCCACGGTCGCACGAATGCGCGGCGTGATGCTCTGGCGTCGGCGCCGGCCCGTGGCGATGCTCGCACATGAGGCGGTGAACCTTGCGCGGCGGCTCCCCGAAAATGGCATAGCCTGTATCACTTCTCGCGAACGGCCAGATCAGGCACCAGTCCTTGTGCGGGAAGTCGAGATTTGCGCGTATCCAGGCCGCGCGCTGGCCGTTGTTGCCGTTGAGGCGATCGAGCAAGCTGCTCATTTCTCACCCCCATTGGCGGCAGATGAGCGCCGGTGCCGTTCAACCTCATGAGTGCAGCCGAGGCCGCACCCACCGTTGCAGTTGGGATAAGATGGGCATTCGGCGCCGTAGAACGGTTTCGTCTCGACCGGAGCGGCCGGCGGCTGGGCGATAGCCGCCTCGACGGCAGCGCGTGCCGCGGATAGGGCTGGCCGACCAATCCTTCCAGCTTCATAATCCACCGCGGCCTGGATCAGGCTCTCGGTCAATGCGGCAGCGTTCACTGGTGCAGATTGGGCATCATCTGGGATGCGACGAACCATGGACGAATGCTCGATTGCGTTGGCGAACCAGGTAATCATCAGCCCTTGGTCGATGTCGTCCACGCCCCAGCCCTGCGCCTCCTTGATCTTGCAGAATGCCTCCGCCCATTTGCTGGCGTCGGCACCGCAATAGTCGAGAAGGTCGGGGCCGGACATATCGTAGAAGTCCTTGGCACTTTTGCTCTCAGCGGATCTATCGTTATGCTCGATCATCCCTATTCCCCTAAGTTCGTGCTGCCGAAGTGGCCGGGATCGCGCTTTGTTGCAAAGGCTGCAACCGCGATCAGGATGGCGAGGCAGGCTATGGTTACGAGCGTGATCATGTCGTCCCCGGTCGGATGAGATCAGTGAGGATAGCCATGGCGTCGGACCGCCGGCTGTCGCGTTTTTCCTGCCAGTTCAGATCGTATCCGGTGCCGGGGATGAACCCACTTTGAGCATCGTCAAGAACCGCAAGAAGGTCTTCGACCATCCTGACTAGCCGATCGTGATTGTTCACGGCCTTCGCAATAAATTCCGCATCGTCATCGCTAGCAGTCGTGCAAACGATGTGTCCGGCCGGCGCAAGGACGGCAGGAGGGCCTTCCTCAATATGCCAGGGTGATAACTTCCACGGCGTCGGCGTGTGCTCAGACATTTTCAGATCCAAACTGTTGTTGAGTGAGCGACGGACACGCAAAGGAGACGACGACGGAATTCACCATCGTTCCGGACTCCTTGAAGGAGCCGGCCGGCAAGTGACCGTGGCTCGCGCCGCGCGCATTGATGAACTCGCGGAAGGCCTCGGTTTTAGCGTCTGTCCTGAAAGTCACGCTCGCCGACATGATCGAGACCAAGCGACCTTCGGGTTTCAGGAACCTGGCAGCATGCAGGACGTGATCGATATCGGCCTGCCGGGCAAACGGCGGGTTCATCACGACGCGGTCAAAGATAGGTTCAGGCTTTGATGTCAGGAAGTCTGAGAGGCGGATGCCGCCAGCGAGTATGCAGCGTTCCTTGCACGCGTGCAGGCGCTTGGCGTCGATCTCGAACGCCTCGACCCTTCCGCCAGCCTTCTCGACGGCGTCCACGATGTTGCCAATGCCTGCGCTCGGCTCCAGAACATGCATGCCGGGCTCGATCTGCGCGCGCCGTACCACGTCTAGCGCGACCTCCTCGGGTGTGTCGAACTGGCCAAAGTCCTGCTTCGTCCTGGTGTATTCGCCTGTGAGCAAGATCGGCTCAATGGTTTCGATCGCCTCGCCTTCGAAAACGTGGGCACGATCCTTGCGGCTCCACTTTCCCCCAGCAGCCTCGATCACTTTGTTGACTGCCTGATAGGTATTGCGGTCAAGCTGCGTCGCAGGTAGGCGCAACAAGGCGCCTTCGACCACGCTACGCTCCAGGATTTCGAGAATGTTCTGTTCGACGCGCATTATTGTTCCTAGGGTTTGAGGTCAGAGATGTGGCGATGTCAGTGGGGACGAGGCGAGTTAGTTTTTATTGACGCGTTATATTCGCTGAATGGTGCCTTGCGCCAAATGCGACGGTTCACCCAGCGCTGGACCTGCTTGAGCTTCAGAAGCGTCCAATCGTGGCGAACAGCTGGCTCCTTGATCAGTGCGTTCAGCTTTAAGAAGGGTTGCGCATATGGCTCGCCGCCGCTCGCAATTACCTTCTGAATGCGGTCCATGCACACATCGAACGGCTCATGTCCGATCATCGTGTAGACCTGTTTTTTACGGGGCGAAACGTCCTTGAGAATGCGGAAGGCGCGGGCGACCGCTTCGCCCTCGGTATTCTCGTCGTACCCGAACCGCCACGGTCCCTTCAGCACAGGCTTCCAGCGCGCGAAAACATCCTCATCAAAGGTGGCCGGCTCAAAGCCTGAGTTGGCGTCGAGCAACGGCACGCCAGCCGCGATATAGCGGTCAATGATGTGTTGCTGGTAATCCGCCGGTAGCGCGGATAGGTTGTCGTCGCACAGCACGGGGCGGACAGGGAAATCCGGCAGGAAGGTAAAGGTTTTGCCATCCATCTTCGGAACGATGCAGAACCAGCAGCCCACGGGGCAGCCGTAGCTTGCCCTGGTGGCCATCGGATTGTGGCGCGCGATCGCGTCCGGGATCGAGCCTCCGATCTCTGCAAACTCCGCGACATACTTCTTCTGGGTGAACGTGCCGGGTCCGCCGGCGCGCACGGTAGTGCAGCCGATCGCGCGGTAATACTCGGCTATCTTTCTGGCCTCGGGCAGGCGCCAAGTGAAAGCAATGGAGATGAACGCAGTTTTCCCCTCGCGCCAGTGCGCGACCCCCTTCACCCATTCTCCCTTTTCGATATTCACCAATTTCTCATCCCCGATGTCGTAGCGTCATTCCCGATGCGGCCAGCGGCCACCGTTCGGGCTCCCATAGGCAAGCCAGAAACAGAACATCAAAAGAAGGCCGACCATGGCGATGACGAGCGCAATGTTGGTCATGCCGGCGCCTTTGCTTTGTCGGCTTCCGCTGCCGTGAGCTTGTGGCGCCGATCCAGGGCAGCCTTCAGCGTCGGCTTGTGCTCGCGCGGGATTTTCTCCCATAGGGCGACGAGCGAGACGTTGCCTTGCTTGGCTGCCTTGTCGAGCTCGATGTCCCACTCGGCGGCGGTCAATTCGTCAGCGGCACCGGTAGCCGCGGGGCTGGATGCGGGTGAGGCCGGTGCCGCTGACGTCGCCGTGCGGGATTGCACGGGCGATAGCAATTCCATGGTGCCGCGCTGTTCGTGGTTGATGGTCGGGACATCGCGATCCTCTCCCTCGATCTGGAGGCCGCGGTGCGGATCGATCCACGACGTCTTGCCGCGCTCCTCGACGGCCTCCTCCATCGCGGCGGCGAGATGGAAGCGGGGATCGGCGTTCAGCGGCATCGCGCGCGACAGGCGACGCTTAGCCGACTTCGATGCCATCGCGGGGAAGCCGATCTTCGGATCGCTCCACGGGCTATCGCTGCGGCTGGCGCCGGGCGACTTCGCCTTGATTGCCATGATGTCGTCGATGCCGAGCACCGAGATGATCGGGGGGCGATTGTTCGCCGATGCGGTGGCCCAGGCTGCGATGATCGGCCGGTCGGTGCCGGCCAGCCGCGGCTTGTGGCGAACGAACCCCTTGTCTCCGAGTTCGTAATCGAAGGCGTCGCCCTCGCGCACGACCTCGCCCTGCACCGTGAAACCGGAGCGCGCGGCGAGCGTGTTCATGCCCTTGTAGCCGATGATGAGCTGCGCCTGCCCCTTGAACGGCACGAAGAATGCCTGCCCGGTGACGCCGTCGACCTCCAGCGCCAGGCAGGCGGCCGACATCGAGGCGTTGAGCAAGCTCTGGCGGTTGGCCTCCAGCAGCCGCGGGTTGCGCTCGACCGACACCATGATCGACCGCATCAGCCGCTCGACCGGGACGGCGCCGGCGAGCGCCTGTTCGAAATGCGGGGCGAGCGGGCGCAGGGTGTTCTCGAAAAGGATGAGTTCGGAAGCCATCAAAAGTCCCCGTTGATCTGGTGCGGAATGTGAGCCTTGACCGAGACGACAGTGGTCGGCTTGACGCTGTAGCCGGCGCGCGGCGAGCGGCTGATCTTGACCCGGATGCCCTGCGGCAGTTCGAGTTCGTCGGCATCCTTGGCGAGGCCGAGCAGCTTGGCCTGGACATCCTTCTCGACCTTCTCGGCCGCGAGCCTGACCACGCGCTGGTAGTCGGCGTCGACCACGCGCTGCGCAAGCTTGGTGGCCTCGACCTCGCCGAGCGCCTCGGTGACGTTGACGACCTCGCCCGTCGGCACGGAGAACAGTTGCTTGAGCAGCGGCACCTCGACCGGGGCGCCGAACGGGGAGGGCTCATTGCTGACGGCGACATCGGCGAAGAAGAATTCCGCCTCGTGCTCGAAGGTCTCCCACAGGTCCGGCATCGGCTTGCGGTGAAAATAGGTCATGTCGCCGCCGCACCACAGCGCAATCGAGCCCCACTCGTAGGACTTCACGCCGTCGCCGACGTACATCTGCTGCTGAAGCTGGATCTCATGCTGGCGGGGCGGGGTCTTGCCGCCGTCCCATTCCTGCATGAGCACCTTGTAATCGAAGCAGCACTTGGTTTCGAGTGCGCCGTACCCGCGCTGCGGATCGTAGATGTCAGCATCGCGCGAGCAGCCGAGAAGCCCGCGGCGCAGATAGACCTGCGATCCGTCGGTCTGGCGGTTGGTCTTGACCTCGAGCCGGAGATCCTGCGCGGCCTGGTCGAGCAGCAGGGGCTCCATCTTCGTTCCCCAGTCCAGCCGGTTATGCTCCGGGCCGGGCGCCTCAATGCCCTTGGCGAAGCGCTGGTAGAGCATCCACTTCGTGCCGTAGGGCGAGACGCCGAGCAGCATGGACATTTCGGTGGCGCTGATGGTTTTGCGGGTCGGATCAGGCATCACGCGGCCTCATGGCAGGCGATGGCGTTCGCGCGGGCCGCCAGCCGCTTCTCCGTCGCATCCAGCCGCTCGTAGAATTGAGCGCGCTGGGCCTCGTAGCGCAGCTCGCGGCACACTTCGCAGTAGACGCGGGGACGCTTGCCGTAGCGGATGAAGCGGAACGGCTGCTCGCACTGGCGGCAGACGGCGGATTCGACGGGGGCGTTCATGCCGGCACCGGCGTCGCGAGGATGATCATCACGACCATGCACATGCCGATGAACAGCGAGACGGCGACCACTTCGATCAGCACGGGGGCGGCAATCGCGACGATCTCGACGGGGTCAGGCTTCTTCATGCCCCGGCTCCCGCGCGCACGGCTTCCATGCGGGCTTCGTCAGCCCTGCTCGCGGCGTAGAGGTCGATCAGCGCGGCGGCGTCCTCGACGTTGTCCATGAGGCGGACGAGGAGCACGATGTCGATTGCGGTGCTGATCTTGCGGTCGAGGCGATGCGGCAGGCTGTCGTGCTTGCGCTCGTCGCGGCGGTGATCCCAGTATTCGGCGGTGTAGCGGCGGGAATGATCGGACATGGCGTGCTCCGTGGTGATGGAGCACCCTAGTTCACATGGCGTGAACCTGTCAACCTATAAAATCACAAAATGTGAACTATGCCACTTCGGACGGCAGCCGCATGCGGATATCATGCGGCAGGCGCGAGGGATCGGCACGGTAGATCCAGTCGAGCGTCAGTCCGTACTCGGCGCAGAACTTGATGGCGACCTGAAGGGTGATCCGGCGCTCGCCGCTTTCATATTGAGACCAGGCGTTCGCTCCGACCTTCAGCCTTTTGCACACGTCGGCCGGCTTCACCCCGAGCGCCTCGCGGGTGAATTTCAGTCGGTTTGACAGCGCTTTATTGGATTCAGGCATGCCCCATTTTGGCAGTTCACAGGGGGTGAAATCCACTCTCCTTGCGTGAAGGCTTGACACCTTCACGGAATGTGAACTATCTAGGAGCATGCTGACCACAGTCGAAGCCGTCGTTGAAGCCCTGGGCGGCACCACCGCCGCAGCGTCCGCCGTTGGCGTGGGCGCATCCGCAGTGAGCAATTGGCTCGACCGCGGCAAGATCGCCCCCGACAAGTTCTTGCTTGTCCGGGAAGCCCTCGCTGCTTTGGGGAAAGAGGCTGATCCTTGCGTGTTCGCCTTCAAGCCGATCGAGGCAAGCGCGTGACGTGTCGGGAACAAAATAATCGAGCCCATGAGCGGCCCCCCGCATTACTGAGGCACCTATTCTGCGCTCTGTCACGATCAAGACACAATGAAAATCGTCTGCGCACTTTGACCTATATCGGGACAGGCTCGCTGACTGAGCAAAATTGCTCACTTCCGGTTTTCCGATCATCTGGTCTTGCACACCGGCGCGATCAACGAGATGAGGCTGTCGGCATCGGCGGCGCAGTCTTCCGCCGTTTGATACAGGCCGGCGATCACGATCAAGGCGCCGATCAGCGCGGCGATGGCAATAGCTCTCACCGCGCTCCAGTTCTGTTCGCTCATATCCGGCCCCTTCAATCGGCGGTTGTAGCACGGGCGAGTTCCTTTTTTCCAGCGTGTAACGAGTAGGAGAAGCGATGAGCTTTTTATTTGCCGGTGGTGTTGGGAGTTCTCCCAATTTCGTTGGGAACGACTTTTCCGAGGCCCTCAAAGAGCTGTCGAAGCCGTGGCCTGAGGGCGACAAGCTGAAGCGCCGACTTGAGCGGGTCGCACGCGCAACCGGCCTCACTTACTGGCGCGCGTTCGACATTTGGTACGGCAAGGCGCGCCGCATCGACGCCCACGAAGCTGCACGGATCAACGAAGCCCTTCGCCTCAAGCGAGAGAAAGCCGTCGCCAATGAATACCACGACCTCAAGGCCCGGTTGGCAAAGCTCGAAAGCTCGCTTGTTTTGCAGGGAAATCCGAACGTTCGTCGCTAAGCGCCTCGTTCGGTTCGGCTCGCGGTGTGCGGCGCTCGCAGTGTGGATCGCGCCATGGATCGATGAGGACTGATCAACTGATGAATTGGAGCGAGAAGCAACTCACCGAGTACCTGGAGAAGCGCGGGATTCCCTCCGTTTTGCCCCGTGTCGACACCAGTGCACCCCCGTTCGCCGCCCCCATGGACAAGCCGGGCGGCGAACGGTTGGCGCTGCCGGGTGAGGATATCGTTCTGGATCTCCCCCGCCCGATTTCCGTGAACAAGCTGCGTCGGATCAATTGGGCCGCACGCAAGCGCGCCGCTGCATGGCGCCAGATGGCGGACAATTACATCCTTCAGGCCAAATCGCAGGGGCTGAAGTTCAACCGCATCCCGCGGTTCGAGCTCGCGATCGTACTCGACGAATCCAAGGTGTTCATCGACTTGGACAACACGCTCAAGCTGCTGATCGACTACCTGCACGCGGTCCACATCGTCGAGAACGACGCGCCGAAGAACATGCGCGGCATCGCCGTGACGTGGGGGACAACCCTGGATGCGCCTTCCGGGTGTCGGGTGATAGTGAGGCCCTGCGCATGAAGAAGCTCTCCACAGAGGCCCGGGCCGGCCTGCACGAGGTGCTGCTCCAGGCCGCGCTCCGCGCCGAACGTCTGAAGACGATGGAGAAGGCGGACGAGATCGCTTCCGAGATCGCGCGCCGGCAGGATACTCGCGCGCGGGAGGCATCATGAGCAGGTGGTTCCGCTTCTACGACGACGCGATAAACGATCCGAAAATCCTTCGGCTGAGCGATGCAAACTTCCGCGCGTGGGTCACTTTGCTCTGCCTTGCGTCTAAAAATGATGGCGTGTTGCCGAGCACAAATGACATCGCGTTGGTGCTGCGGATGAAGCCGAACAAGGTCGCTGAATGGCTTGCCATGCTCACTGCGGCCGGCCTCGTCGACAACGACAACGGTTTGTTTTGTCCGCACAATTGGAATGCTCGGCAGTTCAAGAGCGACGTTTCAAACGAGCGCGTGAAACGCCACAGGGAACGCCAGCGTAACGGCGATTGTAACGTTACAGAGGCCGTTACGGTAACGCCCCCAGAGACAGAACAGAAACAGATAACAGATACAGAGCAGAAATCCTCACTTCGTTCGGAGGCGCGCAAGCGCGGCACTCGACTGCCGGAGGATTGGGCTCCATGCGCTGAGGACTGGCGAGAAGCGACCGAAAAGCTCGGCGCTCACGGTTCGGTCTTCGAGCTCAGCAAATTCCGAGATCACTGGAAAGCGCAGCCCGGTCAGCGAGGCGTGAAACTCGACTGGGACGCAACGTGGCGAAACTGGATCAGAAACGCTCGAGGAGCGGGAGGAGCAACGCATGGCAACCGAACTGGAAATCCGCGCACATCTGGACACGATGCGATCCTTGCCGTCGCGACTCGGAAAGCTCGCGAGCTCGATCGGAACGACCCAATGGCCGGGGCAGCCGGAACGCCTGGATTTGCCTTCGGGGATGGAACTGACAGCGCAGGATCGCAAGGACGCCGAGCAGCGCCTGAAGGAGCTGGAGGCGATCATCACGGGGACGAATCTGACGATCAACGAGTCCGCGAAGGCGAGATTATCCCTCCTGACCAGGATGCTGCTGGCATTCCCGGCCGCCGGCAGTTTCTCTGAAGCCGCAGCAGCGGCGCGCAGCGATGTTTACGACGACGCGCTATCCGACATTCCGCCATGGGCGCTGAATGCCGCGATCAAGCGCTGGTCGCGCGGTGAGATGCCCTACGACCTCAACCTCGGCACGGTCAATTTCACCTTTGCACCACCGCCCGCGATCCTGCGCAAGTTGGCCAAGCACGAGCTGCGGCCGTTCGAGGATCAGGCGCATCGGCTTCGCCGGCTGCTCAAGGTGGTTTCGATCGAGCGCGCCATGGACCCGACGCCAATCCCGCAGGAGGTCAAATCCGATGACGGCAAGGTGGTGGCCATCAGTGTGAGGCGCATGTGAGCTATTCAGACGCGCGCATCGCCAAGGGCTTCGAGGATCTGCTGAGCCTGCTGCGCAAGGACGGCGTGAACGAAGACGTCGGCGCCCGCATCAGATCGAACACAGCCGCCCGTGAGGCCGCCGTGGAGCGCGTGAGGCGCGAATACGCGGCATACGGCATCAAGCCACCGTCCGAGCTTGCGCTGAGCATGACAACGCGAAAGGCGTGCATGATTGGCATCGTGTGGGCCTACGACGAGGAGCAGGCAGCATGATCTTGCTCGGCACAGGATGGGGCGAGGGGCTCGCGGCGTTCGAGGTTGTCTCGCATAATCTGCAATGGACGCTCTGGACGATCCTCGCGGTCGTCGCGCTGTGGATGGCTTATCAAGCATGGAGGGATGCATGAGCAAGAATTTAATCCTGATCGGATCGCTGCTTTTCGCAGCGTTTGGCGTCTACCATTTCATCGAGCGCATGCCGGATTCCACGATACCGCTGATGATCTACGGCAACACGTTTCACGTCGAAAAACCCGTTTACATATTCTCTCTTCCAGCAACCTACTTTGGCTGCGTCCGCTATCGCATGCACGACGGGGAGCATTTTGATGGGTGGAATATCGAACAGCCGATGTCGCTCAGCGTGGGTGAGCATGTGAGCCCCGTCTGGATCACCAACAATCATTTCCGTGTCGACGCGTGGTGCGGAGACACAACTGTTTTTGGAGACGCCGAATGACCTGACGTGCCTGCACCCCTTTCACCGGAGCAATTTCATGAGCACCCAGCCGCGCGAACGGTTGTCCTCTCCGCGATATCTCAAGATCCAAGGCAAATGGTACGTCTCGAAGGAGCACATGGCAGAGCAGTTGCAGTCAGCAATCCTATCCGCGTTCAGGGACGGGCAGGAGCACGCTGGGCGGCCGCGCGGTCCGTGCGCCCTTCCAGCATTGGAGATTGCGCTATGAACATGGTCAAAGCGATGCTGTTTGGAGTCCTGCTTTACGCGGCTGGTGTCGCCACAGGGCACATGCTCTCGACCAAGCGTACAGTCGAGCGCGGCGTGATCGCGTGCTTCGAGGATGGCACGGCTGATATGCGGAATATTACGATATCAGGGCCAGGCTTCGACAAACTACCGATGAAGGAATTGCTTGGACGGGTGCTCCGCGTGCTGTGCGAGGAGCACAACGCATGACCGACCACACCATCGTCGAGCACCGCCCGCCGCTCAAGCGCATCGACTTCGCCCCAAAGATGCGAGCCACACCACCCGACCCATACGCGGGCTATGAGGTCGACCGCACGGCCGAGATCGCGGAGCAGGATCGCGTGTGGGCGATCATCCGGCAATGCGCAGAAGGATGTAATCCGAGAGGCAATGATGCTGACCGTTCCGCTCGCCAGCATTTTGGAGAGTTTGCCGCCGAGGGATGCAATCAGTTGGAGGCCACAGCAGCGCCCAGCGTTTATCGGGATGACACCAGCCTATGGCAGGCGATGATCGATGAGGCGGGGCGATGACTGCGCCGATCCGCTCCATGGCCGACCTGGTCGAGGCGCTGCGGTCAACACAGGTCGAGCGCGAGCTCAGCTATGAGATGCTGGACGCCATCAGCGGGCTCCAGCAGGGCTATGTGGCCAAACTGCTTGGCCCGTCGCAGTCCAAGCGGCTCGGGCCCGTGTCGACGTTTCCGCTGCTCGGTGCGCTCGGTAAGGCGCTCGCCCTCGTCGACGACCCCGAGCAGATCGCAATGGTCAAGGGACGGTGGAAACAGCGCAAGATCGTCGGGGGTTCAGCGCGCCAGATCAGGCTGAGAAATGGCCGATCTGAGCAGGCAAGCATCGACTCAAATCTGCAAAAACTGGCTGTAATACTGACCAAAATGACGCGCGAGGAGCGTATTCTGATGGGGGCAAGCATCGGAGGGAAGCAGCGCGCCAAGAAGCTCGGAAAGCGCCAGCGCCAGCGTATCGCATCTCATGCCGCGCGCGCAAGGTGGTCCAAGCAGGCCAGTACGTTGTAGCCAATCCACAGCCTGCCATGCTGTTCCCATGAACATTCGCAGGCCACCACCAGAGCTGATCCGCGCGCGCCAGTGGGAGATCAAGCGACGCTATGAGCACCACACCAAGGTCTCCAAGCGATCGAGATCAATGGCTGCAATCCGCATCGCAGACCTATTGCGGTGGCTTGCCGATGTGTCAGGTGGTGGGGCCGAGCTTGAGCCGAGCCAGTGGTCAGAAGGCATCGCCAGGATCTTCGTGCATCATTTCGTGGTGCTCGCCGACGGAAATCGCAGGGCAGCCGAATGGCTGGCGACCTACTGTCCGTGGATCGAGACGCGCGACCGCGAATACATGATCACCGAGGCCAACCATTGCCCGCTCAAATGGTCTGCCGATAAGCTCGCATGGAAGCTCGCCCTCACCGATGCCAGGCGAACCCACCTCAAGATCACCACCATCGGCGCCATCGATGTTAGCAAGGAACAACGGGCCAAGCGCCGCAAGGCCAAGCAGGCTGAGTTGCAGCGAGCCCTCCGAGCCAAGCGCAAAGCCGACCGCGTCAACACCATATAGGTGATATATATGCTGTTGACGCATCGCTCATCGTGTCCCGAGCCGGTCCACCGTCCAGCACACCGCAAAGATGCCCGTGAACATCAGCACCATCTGAACGTACTCGCTCAGCGCTGCCACCCACAGCAGTGCCAGGAATAGGCCGATCACCGCAACCGCTCGAACCACCATCCGCACCTCAGCCTGCCTGATCAGCCCATGATCGTAGCATTGACCTCGTTGCCCGCGTGTGTGACGTAACCCCCATATTACGCTGCGTCTAAAACCTCAGTGATTTCAAGAACATCACACATAGATATTCCATAATAGAGGTTATGCGAAATGTGGAACACAACAATATCAATGACTTAGCTGTGTGATGTGCGTGGGCTATGCGGTCAGGGCATGCGGTCGATAGGTAGATAGCCAGGTTTGCCCTTCGAAAAGACCGGGGTGGGGTGGGGGTGGGGGCAGATCATCCCACGCTCGCCATTTATGAGCTATCCCCTTCATTTCGCGGCCAGTTCTGTGGGGCCTGTTGTATTTATGCCACGACTGTTTTTCTGTCGAATGTGCGGTGCGTTGTTTTGAGTAACCGTTACGAGGACTGTCCGAGTATGGATTTCTCGGAAATTGAGCTTGGGCCGAAGATGCAGGCCTGTTCGGAGCGGGAGCGGAAGTTCGTCTGGTTTTACGTGACGAACGAGGGTCCGCCGAATGGGGCGCAAGCTGCGCGGGACGCTGGGTATGGGGATAGTTCGGAGGCCGCGAAGGTGCGGGCGAGCGAGCTCATGCACCGCGACCGGGTGCTGGCGGCGCTGGAGGAGGTCGGCAAGAAGGCGTTCCGCGGGCTGCTCGGGCCGGCGGTGAAGGCGGCGGCCCAGCTGATCCAGAACGAGCGGCACGTCGACCACAGCAAGGCGGTGTTCACGACGCTGGCGCGGCTGGGGCTTGGGGAGAAGTCGACCGTTGACGTCAATCTCGGCGGGGAGGTGACCGTCAACCACACGGACCAGGCGCTGAACGATCTGCGGGTGCTGATCGGGCTTGGCGTGGCTGAGGAGAAGCTGATCGAGGTGTTCGGCTTCACGGGCCTGTCGCGGTACCGGAAGATGCTGGCCGAGCAGGAGGCGCGGGCACCGAGGGTGATCGAGCACCGTTCCGACGAGGTTGCTGGTGGCTGACGACCCCGAGGAAGGCCCGGACCCGAACGACGTCCGCCGGCACGCCAAGAAGATGCTGACCGAGATGCAGTACCGGCAGAAATACCGGCGCATTGATTTTTACATGCCGAACTTCAAGCAGGAGGAATTCCACAACCTGACCGCCGACCGGGCGATTGGCGAGAAGATGCTGCGCGCCGGCAACCAGCAGGGCAAGACGCACGCGACGTCGGCCGAGGATGCGATGCATGCGATCGCGCTTTACCCGGACTGGTACCGTGGGCGCAAGTTCCTGAAGCCGCCAGCGATCGAGCGGGCCTATGAGTTTGTCGGCTGGTACGGCTGCACCACGTCGGGCATGACGCGCGACGGCGTGCAGACCAAGCTGCTGGGGGACTTGCGGACGGCGGGCGGGCTCGGGACCGGGATGATCCCGCTCGACAACATCGTTGGCCGTCCGACCATGGCGCGAGGCATTTCCGATTTCGTCGACACGATCAACATCACCCGGGAGACCGGGGGCAAGGCCATCTTCCGCGGCAAGACGTTCGAGATGGGCCGCGAGGCATGGCAGGTCGAGGCGGTCGACCTGATCCACGGTGACGAGGACCCCGGCGATTTCGAAATCTACGAGGAATGCCAGGCGCGGCTGACGACCACGAACGGGATGATCATCTGGTCGATGACGCCGGTGATGGGCGCCACGCCGGTCCGCAAGCATTTCAAGAACAAGACCCCGGGGACCGCCGAGGTCCTGATGACGATCTGGGATGCCGCGGTGTCGAAGCGCGGGCACATTCCCGACGAGGATATTCCCAGGCTGATTGCGCGCGCCGGCCGCAAGGCGGCAACCCGCATTTTCGGCGGCGATGCACAGGGGCAGGGTGCGGTGTTCGAGACCGAGTCCGACCAGATCAAGCACAAGCTGGACCCGGCATCGGTGCCGGCATACTGGCCATGGCTATGGGCCCTGGACTTTCGTCACTCCGGGCAGGAGTCGGGCGGCCACCCTTTCGCGGCCGTGCTGCTGACGTGGGATCGCGACAACGACGTAGTCTACGTGATGGATGCGGTGCGGATGTTCGGCATGGCCGCGAACCACGTTGCCAGGATCAAGGAAAGCCCGATGCGGCTCGCGCCGGTGGCATGGCCGCACGACGGCGGGACCGGGGGCGGGGTGCAGACCAACGACACGGTGGCGACGATCTACAAGAAACTGGGCCTGAGCATGCGGCCGACGCACGCCACGTTTTCGGACGGCGGATACAATTTCGAAGCCGGCATCACCGTCATGGAGGAGCGCCTTGCCGGGAAAAAGCTGCTTGTGGCTGAGCACCTGTTCGACTGGTTCGACGAATACAGCGGCTACCACCGCAAGGACGGCAAGGTCGTCAAGGTCGACGACGACCTTCTGAGCGCGACGCGGGTGGGCCTGATGGACCTCAGGTTCGCAAGGACCTTTGACAAGTTCCCGGCGATGGTGCGCGCCGACCTCGCTGCCGCCCCTGTTGCCGCCGGGATGGACTTCGACGTCTTCGGCTGAGTGCGTTGTTGGGAACGCATGGCTCGCCGCATCTTCCGCTCCAGCATCACACCCCATTTGACTGGAGCCTTCCCCCATGGCCGATCTCACCGAAACCGAACTGGCGCAGCAGGCCGAGCAGGAGCGCCTTGATCGCGAGCGGGCCGAGGCCGTCGTCGATGATCCCGAGCCCGAAAGCACCGGCGTCGCGCGCCTGCGTGCGTTCGAGGACGAGCATTTCGGCAAGGATGCGGTGCGCATCAATGGCCGCGTCGAGCGTGGGTCCGGCTCGCGCTATCAGGCGCTGCCCGAGCCCAAGCGCCGGCATTACCAGGCCCTCGAAAAGCTGGTCGAGGCGGACGAGAAGCTTGTCGCCGCCCACACCGCGCTGATGACCGCCGACGCCGCGCATGAGGCGGCGATGGAAGCCGTCGCGCTTGCGGAGAAGGAAGCCGATGCCGTTGCCGAACAATAGCGCTGGCTTTCCCAGCGCCGCGGATTCGCTTGGCCTCGGAGGCGACCTGTCGCAGCAGGTCAAGACCGAGACCGACGAGGAGCGCAAGAAGCGGATGGCGCAGATCCAGCAGCAGCGCGCCTTGGGACCTTCGGGCTCCATGGCCGTGGCGTCCATTTTCGGACCGGCGGGAGACCTTGGTGCTTGAAAGCCGGTTCGAGCAGATGCTGTCCTTCGACCTGCGCAAGAGCTGGCAGGCCCGCGCGCTCGCCGAGGCAAAGGGGCAGACCGGCATGGTGCTGCTGTCGATGATCGACCACACCTACGGTACCGACACGCTGCGCGTTCTGCTGCCGCTGATATTCCCCGGCTACGTCGAGCCTTCGCTGCCGTGCCTGGCGAGCTGTGGAAAGGTGGCAAAGTCCGGCGCGGTGGTCGCCGACGTGATCATGAAGGACCACGCGTTCATCAAGGATCAGGTCGTCTACCCCAGCGAACTTGCATTGCGCGACGATTTCCGCCGGCTGGCCGATCACATGAAGCTGGCCGACGCCGAGCGTGTCGAGCTTTTCAAATGCGTGCAGCGCTGGCTGGTCGCCGACCACCGGCTCGATCCGTCGTTCGACCCGCAGGACCCCGATGCCAAGCGCCTCGTCCACTAGCGTCGTTGCGATCCAGACCGGCGCGGCCCTCAACGGGCAGGGCCGCCGCGTCAGCGACCGCGAGATGGAGAAGGTCAACAAGTCCAAGCGGACCTTCAGCCAATATCAGACCCGCCGCTCCCTGTTCGCAGGCCAGTGGGAGGAGGTCGCCCAGCTCATCCTGCCGACCTCGCGCAACACGTTTTTCTATCAGAACTACAACACGCCCGGCCAGAAGAAGACGCAGCAGCAGGTCGACGCCACCGGCGCGCTGGCGCTGCACCGTTTCTGCGCGATCGCGGATTCGCTGGTGACGCCGCGCAACATGCTGTGGCACGGCCTGCAAGGCGATGACTACGTGATGAAGGACCGCGCCACCCGGCTGTGGTTCGAGAACACGACCAAGATGCTGTTCCGCCAACGCTACGACGCGAATGCCAATTTTGCGGCGCAGAACTACAACAACTGGCAGTCGCTCGGCGCGTTCGGCAACGCCACCATGTATGTCGACAAGTTCGACAATCGCTGGCACGGCGGCGGCCGGGGCCTGCGCTACAAATCGGTGCCGCTCGGCGAGACCTATTTCGGGGAGAACCATCAGGGCAAGGTCGACCGGATGATCCGGTGGTTCAAGCTGACCGCCTATCAGGCCGTGCAGAAGTTCGGCGAGGAATGGCTGCCCGGCACCGTGGCTGCCGCCGCAGGCAAGGACGAGACCACGCTGTTCAACTTCCTGCACTGCGTCCACCCGCGCGACGATGACTACGATGCCGAGGCGCTGGACGAGCGCTCGCTGCCGTTCGCGTCCTACTACATCTGCATCGAGGGCAATTGCCTGATGGCGCCGGAGAGTGGCTACCGCGTGTTCCCCTACGCGGTGTCGCGCTACGACCAGACCCCGGGCGAGGTCGAGGGCCGCGGTCCCGCGCAGATCGTGCTGCCGTCGCTGAAGACCCTCAACGCGCAAAAGATCACCTTCCTCAAACAGGGACATCGGGCCGCCGATCCCGTGCTGCTGATGGCCGACGACGGCATTGTCGGCATGGATCTGCGGCCCGGTGCCCAGAACAAGGGCGGCGTCACCTCCGACGGCAAGCTGCTGGTGCACACGCTCCCCACTGGCGACATCGGCATTTCCGAGAAGATGATGGGCGAGGAGCGCGGCATCATCGACGACGTGTTCCTGGTGTCGCTGTTCAAGGTGCTGTCCGAGCACCCGAACATGACGGCCACCCAGGTCATCGAGCTCGTCAACGAAAAGGGCATGCTGGTCGCGCCCACGCTCGGCCGGCAGCACACCGAATATGTCGGGGGCCTCGTCGAGCGCGAACTCGACCTGCTGGTCGACATGCGCATGGTCGACCCGATGCCGCCGCGGCTGCGCGAGGCCAAGGGCGCCTACGAGGTCACCGACACCTCGCCGCTGTCGCTGGCCGCCAGCGCTGGTCGCGCCGCCGGCTTCCTGCGCTCGCTCGAACAGGTCCGCGAACTCGTCAACATCACGCAGGACATGAGCCTGCTCGATCCCTTCGACTTCGACACCGCGATTCCGGAGATCTCGCGTATCAACAACGTGCCCGAGGCATGGATGGCCGACCCGCAGGCGGTCGCCGCCAAGCGCAAGAACCGTGCCGCGCAGCAGCAGCGGCAGGAGCAGATCCAGGCCGCGCCCGCTGAAGCCGCCATCATCAAGGCGCGTGCGGTTGCCGCCAAGGCCGGCCCGGCCCAGGGCCTGCCCGCATGACCGAATCCGACCTGAAAATCCAGGAGGCCCTGACCGATCGCCAGCGCGCCTACATGCTCGCCTTCAAGGAGGCCGCCGGCGCCGCTGTGCTGGCCGACCTCGCGACCTTTTGCCGGGCCACCGAGACCTGCGTGGTCCCCGGCAATCGAGACCTCACCTACGTCCTTGAAGGGCGGCGGGAGGTTTACCTACGCATTCGAGCCCACCTCGATCTCCACATCGAGGAGCTTGTCCAGCGCTTTACCCGGCCCGCCAAAGGAGCGATAAGCCATGACGACCGAAACGACCCTCCCGAGTAGCCACCTCCATTTCTTCAATCACCACACCGGCCGGCCTCGATTTCATTTCGATGAAGCGAGCGATGCGGCTGCGGCATCTGCCGCCGCTGCTGCGGCTGCCGCCGGCGCAAAGCCGTGGCACGACGGCGTCGACCCCGCCGTCAAAGGCTTCTGGGAAACCAAGGGCCTGAAGCTCGACAATCCCCGCGATTTCGGCGTCAAGCTGACCGAGATGTACCAGGGTGCCGAGCGCTTGATCGGCGTGCCTCCGGACCGCGTCGTCAAGCTGCCGGCCGCCGACGCCAAGCCGGAGGACCTGCGCGCCTATTACGAGCGCCTCGGCGCGCCGAAAGAGGCCAAGGACTACGACCTCTCGCCGATCAAGGACCCCGCGATCTCGGACAGTCTGCGCGCCACGCTGCACGACCAAGGTGTGCCAAAGAGCGCGGCCAATATCATTGCGACCAATCTCGCCAAGACGCTCGAATCCAAGACCACCACCGACAACTCGGCGCTGACCACCAAGCTCGCCGAGCAGAAGGAAGCCCTGACCAAGAACTGGGGCGACAAGTTCGCGTACAACCACCTCCAGGCGATCGAGGGCGCGCGCCGGCTCGGCATCGACAAGGAGGCGGTCGCGGCGCTCGAAGGCACCATCGGCTACGACAAGGTGATGGAGGCGATGCGCAAGATCGGCGCCAACACCCGCGAGGACACGTTCGTCGAGCGCGGCGCGGGCGGGCCGGTCGGTGACGTCACCACCATGGAAGGCGCCCATGCGCGCAAGTCCGAACTGATGGCCGACAAGGGATGGGTCGAGCGCTACAACGCCGGCGGTGCCGCGGAGAAGCGCGAGATGACACGGCTTAACCAGATGATCACGGGGGCCACGTCATGAGCGAGCCCGATGAAGTGATCTTCGACGCGCCGGTCACAAAGCCCGTCAAGGCCAAGAAGAAGACCACAAAGAAGGTGGCCAGGCCGAAGGCCGCGGTCTCGCAATTCTCCGGGCTGACCAAGACCGCATGCGCCGACGGCTGCAATGCCAGGGGCTGCGTCATCAGCGGCAAGCCGTACTGCGCGCACCCGACCAAGGGCGCGTTGCAGACCGGCGACATGAACAACGCGGCCGCGCTGAAGCGGCTGCGCGACGCGCGCGAATTCCTCAACATCAAGATCGATCCGAACCGCTTCAAGGACTGATCCGGTTGGTGCGTTGTTCCGGTTTGGCGGGCGCGGCTAGGTTCGCGCCCGTTGAACCTGAGCACCGGTCCCCGCAAGGGCAAGGCCGACAGGTTTGAAAGTGACGGCCCCCGCAAGGACAAGGCTGAAAGTTTGATGGCCCCTGTGCATTCGCACGGACAAGGCCGCCGACCATTCAACCTCTCAAGGCGGGATAGCCATGTCCGAAAATCTACCGCAACTGTTTACGACCGAATTCTCCACCATGCTGGCGCTCAAGCTCCAGCAGAAGCAGTCGAAGCTGCGTGGCCGTGTGATGGAAGGCTATCACGTCGGCAAGCAGGCTTCGCCCATCCAGTATTTCGGCGCCGTCCAGATGAAGCCGCCGCAGGGCCGCTTCGCCCCGATCGGCCGGCAGGATGGCAGCATGACCCGGCGCTGGGTTTTCCCGGTCGACCGTGACTGCAACCAGCTCATCGACACCTTCGACAAGCTCAAGACCGCGATCGATCCGCAGTCGCAGGAAGTCGCCGCTGCCGCTGCCGCCGTCGCCCGTGAATGGGACGACCGGCTGATTGCCGCCGCATTCGGCACCTCGCAGCTCGGCACCGACGGCGCAAGCTTCTCGGCCGAGACCTGGGCCTCGATCTCGTCCGCGTGGACGGTGTCCTCGACCTTCGGCTCATCGGCTGCCTCCGGCCTCACCGTCGCCAAGATGATCGAAGCCAAGCGCATCATGCGCAAGGCACAGGTCGACATGGAGGAGGAGACCCTGACCTGGGTCACGAACTCCCAGGGCGAAAGCGATCTGCTCAACCAGGTGCAGGTGGTCTCCACCGAGTTCTCCGAGCGCCCGGTCCTCCAGGAGGGCAAGGTCACGCGTTTCCTCGGCTGGGACATCGTCTACAGCGAGCGCCTGCCGTCGGCCTCGTCGGTTCGCTCGAACATCCCCTTCGCCAAGTCCGGCCTCTACCTCGGCATCTGGAAGGACACCGAGAACGATGTCGACCGCCGCAAGGACCTGAGCGGCCTGCCCTGGCAGATCTACACCATGATGTCGTCCGGCGCGACCCGACTGGAGCCCGGCCGTCTCCTCGAATGCGACTGCGCCGACACCTCGGCCGCAGCCGACGTCACGCCGTAAGGAGCAACCCACATGGCTGTCGATCACGTCAAATCCACGATCATCACCGCCCTCGATGCTACGCCGGTTGTTCAGCCGACGGCCGGCGAGGGCGCCCCGGCGCCGCTCAAGTCGGTAACCGGCATCGCCACGGGCATTGCATCTTCCTCGATCGACGCGACCTATCAGATGGTTCGCGTGCCCTCGAACTCGAAGATCAAGAACCTGAGTTTCCAGACCCAGACCCAGGCGGCCGGCGTCACCGACATCGGCCTCTACTATGCGACCGATGGCGAAGGTAACCGACCGACGTCGCTGCTGGTTGCTGCCGCGATCAGCCGAACGTTCTTTGCCTCTGCGATCGCCCTTACCACCACCACGCGTCAGGACGTGCTCGGCAACCCGATCGCATCGCCCTACACCCCGGACAAGCGCAACATGCCGCTCTGGCAGGCTGCTGGCCTTGCTTCCGATCCCGGCGGCTACTTCGACATTGTCCTGTCGCTGACCACCGCCATCACCACCGGCACTGGGATCATGGTGCTGGAATGCACCTACACGGATTGAGGTGAGCCATGGCCGCTGAAGCAATCGGACTGTTGAAGGCCTCGGTCACCAATCTTAGTTCACCCGGATCAATCAGTGTTCCGGGCTTGAAGGTCGGAGACAAGGTCATCGGTACATGGCTGATGTCCAACGGAAGTTGGGTTGCTCCCGACGTGGAGTTTGAAGCCGTCATCTCCGTCAATGACGAGATTCAACAGGTTGGAAATATTTCCGTCCCAAGCCAGTCTTGGGACATCCTTTTGGTGAGGTGAACCATGGCTGACCACTTCGTGAGCATTCCTCGTGGCGTCGAAGGCATGAAGTATTCGGACTTCACGACCGGAACCTCTACGAGCGGCGCCACCATCGAACTGCGCCTGTTCGACGCGACCACGCCGGCGACGACCTACTCCAAGGTTGATGTCCTGAAGGCGCTGAAGGCGTTCGAACGATTCTTCGAGAATGCGCAGCAGGCCAGCGCAGCCGGGTTCATCGTCTCCGGATAGTCGCCGAGCGTACCTCCGAGGGAGTAAACTGGCGGCGGGATTTCGGTCCCGCCGCCTTTTGTCGTGGTGCGTTGTTGGGCTGGAACCCCGTCCGCATTGTCCGCGCCATGGTCGCCTTCACCTCCGCAGTCGATATCGGCAATCGCGCGCTGCAACATTGCGGTGCCGATCGCATTTCGAGCTTCACCGAGAATTCGAAACGCGCCTCCGAGGTGGCCTTCGTCTATGACAAGGTCCGCGTTGCCGAGCTTCAGCGAAACATCTGGACCTTCGCGACCCGCCGCGCCTCGATGCGCGCGGTCGACACCACGACGATGATGCTGAGCCCCGCTATGTGGGCGCCCGCGACGACCTATTATCGCGGCTCGATCGTGATGGACGCGCTCGGAAATTTCTGGATCTCGAACATCGTCAACAACACCGGAAACGACCCGCTTCTCACCAATTACTGGGAGCCGTATTTCGGGCCGCTGACCGTGTCGCTGTACAGTTCGACCGGCACCTACGGCTCGGGCGAGGTCGTCTACACCTTCGCCGGTGACGGCACCTATCGGGTTTACCTGTCGCTCCAGGACGCCAATTCGGACAACCCTGCGACCGCGACGCCGTGGGACGCGACGGTCACATACTGGCAGGACCAGATAGTGACCTATTCCGCGGTCGCCTACAAAAGCCTGGTCGACCTCAATCTCGCGCAGCAGCCGGACACGCATCCGTCGCAGTGGACCTCGACATTCGTCGGCGGCACCGGATCGCTCAAATGGCTCGAGATCGGCGGCGCCGAGTTTCCCAGCGGCGTTGCACTCGTGCGCCCGAACATCGTTTATCCGCTCGGCGCGGGTCCGTCGTCGCAGTCCTACAGCCAGAACATCTACAAGCTGCCGGCCGGCTTCCTGCGCTTTGCGCCGCAGAACCCCAAGGTCGCGGTGCCGATGCTCGGCGGACCCACTGGCAACAGCTACACCGACTGGCAGGTCGAGAACGGCTATATCGTCTCGTCCGACGTCGGGCCGGTCCGCCTGCGCTTCGTCGCGGATGTGACCGACGTCTCCAAGATGGATGCGATGTTCTGCGAGGGTCTCGCTGCGCGGATCGGCATCGAGGTTTGTCAGCCCATCACCCAGTCGGACGGCCGCCTCCAGACGATCGCCTCCAAATACAAGCGCTTCATGGACGAGGCGCGCACGATCAACGCGATCGAGGCCGGCTATGACGATCCGCCGGATGACGTCTACGTGTCCGTGAGGCAATAATGCCGGCGGCCACGCAGATCCTCACCTCGTTCCTCGGCGGCGAGATCAGCCAATACGCGCAGGGTCGCTACGACCGGCCGGACTACCGCACGTCGATGCGCGTCTGCTTCAACAGCATGCCGCTGGAGAGTGGCGCGTGGACGCGGCGGCCGGGGACGCAGTACAGCGGCCACACCCGTGGGGGCACGCCGGGCCGTGTCATCAAGTTCGATTTTCAGCAGTCCGCTCCGATCACGATGGAGTTCACGGACAACTATGTTCGCTTCCGCAACGGCGCCGTGCTGATCACCACGAACGATGACCAGACCATTGTCTCGATCTCAACGGCAAACCCGGCCGTTGTCCAGACGCTGGGGGCGGTGGCGTGGGCGACGGGCGACACGGCGATCTTCCCTGTTGCGTCGATTCCGCAGCTTGAAAATCGGCAAGTCGTATTGACGAAGATCGACACGACGCATTTTTCCATTGCGGATGCGCTGACCGGACTTTCGATCGACGGATCGACATTCGGGGCACTCGCCACCGGCGCCTATATCGCGCGCGTGCTTGAGGTGCAGACCGGCTACGCGGGGTCGACCTGGGAAAATCTCCGCGTCATCCAAGCCGAAACGACAGGAATTTTTCTGGCGCCGGCGTCGGCTCCCCAGGTGCTGACCGCCACGATCTATCCCTATGTGAACTTCAAGCCGTCGTTTGCGCTGAGCCCAGCGGTGTTTCTCGACGGTCCCTATCTCGATCCGTTCACCAATGGAGCGCAGGCCACGCCCAGCGCGGCCAAGGGGATCATCACGCTCACGGTGTCGTTCTCTGCATACGACGCGAGCAAGGCCTATAAGCTCGGCGACTTCGTCACATCGGCCGGCGTCAATTACAAATCACTGATCGACCAGAACGTCGGCAACACGCCAGTGTCGAGCCCGACGGCATGGCAGGCCACATCGGCCGGCGCGGCCATCAACAACGGGCAGGGCTTCCTCGGCACGGATGTCGGGCGACTGGTTCGCCTGCTATCGGAACCGGCGCCATGGGTAGCTGCAACCGCGTACACGACGGGAAATGTCGTCTCCTATAACCCGAGTGGAGATCCCGGCGCGACCACCTACTGGCAGGCAATTGCGGCGACCACCGGACACGCGCCCGGCAGCGATATCATACACTGGTCGCTGCTGACGCAAAATGCGGCGATCTGGACCTGGGGCAAGATTACGTCGCTGACGAACATCATCAGTCCGACGCTGGTCGGCTCGGTCAACATCGGCGACATGACGCTCGGTGGTGGCATCAATAGTGTATTCGATAGCGTCTTTACGAAGGCGTCATCGGCTAGCGCTGGCAAGCAGGACTTTCAGAGCGGCGGATTTTTCCCGCCGTCTACAAGGATCGGCCTGAGTTCGTACGTCGGCAAGAATTATTCCGGGGCGAGTGCGCAGGCTATCCAGCAGGCGACCGTTTACCCCACGTCGAACTTCGGCTTTGGCGCCGGCGTGTGCACGACCGGCGGCGTTCAGGGGCCGATGTCAAGCCCGACGTTTACCTTCAATTTGCGCGGCAAGTCGACTGCGCCGACATCGGCATCAGACGGCACGCTGCTTGGAACATCGGGGGCTGTCTTTAATCCGACGTCTCCTGTCACGGTCATCTCGTCCGATACAGCAACGACATGGAACTACGTTTGGATCGAGCAGATCGGTTCCTACCCGATCGGCGGCGTTCTGAACGCTTCTGCCTATCAAATCATTTCTCTCATTTCCCAAGTCTCGTTCTTCACGCCGACGGGGACGGGTACGTCGAGCGGGGCGTTCGTCGAAATACTTGGGCCCGCATTGCTCTATCCCAGCGTTTCGATCGCGACGTGGCGGCTTGGCGCCTACAGCAACACGACCGGGTGGCCGACCTGCGGCTGCTACGACGGCGGCCGCCTGTTCCTCAGCGGCGCCATTCCGAACCGATGGGACGCCTGTGTCTCGAATGGCATCACCGGCAACTCGATCAACTTCGCCCCGACCAACCAATATGGCGCGGTCGCAACGTCGAATGCGATCTCCTACACATTCAACTCGGACAGCGTGAACCCGATCTTCTGGATGAGCCCTGAATTGCAGGGCGTCATCATGGGGACGCTGGCCGGTGAATGGCTGGTACAGGCGCCGACCAACGGTCCAATCTCGCCGACCAACGTTGCCGCGCGCCGCGTCACCAAGATCGGTTGCGCGAACATCGAGCCGCGCCGCACCGAGCACACCACCATCTTCGTCAAGCGCTACGGCCGCAAGCTCATGGAGTATTTCGCCGACGTCTATTCCGGCAAATATTCCGCGCCCAATCTGGCCGACAAGGCGCAGCACATTACCAGCCCGGGCGTCGCCGAGCTCGCTTACACCGAGGCAGTGAATCCGGTTCTCTGGGGCAGGGATGCGGACGGCGGCCTGTTCGGCGTCACCTACAAGCGCGACAGTCTGACCTCCGCGCAGGGCCCGACCTTCTACGGCTGGCATCCGCACGCGCTCGGCTCAGGCCGCACGGTGGAAAGCATCTGCTCAGGACCGTCGGCGGACGGCAGCCTTGACACGCTCGCGATGGTGACGAACGACGCCTCATCGGCCGTGCGTCATGTCGAAATCCTGACGGACACTCCTGATGAGCTGACGGAGTTTGCAAGCTGCTGGTTCCTCGATGATGCGGTCAATCCGACCTCTGTCGTCGACAACAACGTCAGCATGACCTTCAACGGCCTCTGGCATCTCAACGGCCAGACGGTGCAGATCTTCGCCGGCGGGCTCGATCTCGGCGATCCCGGCGAGGGCAAATCGTTTGCCGACTTCGTCATCGCCAACGGATCAGTGACGGTCAGCTATGGCGACAGCATCAGTTCCGGACCGGGCCGCGGTCTGTTCACGCGCACCTTCGCGCGCGCCTTGTCGCTGTCGCAGATCGTGATCGGCTTCACCTACAATAGCGACGGCCAGGCGGTGCGGCTCATCGCGCAGGCCGACACCGGCGCGCGTAACGGCCCCGCGCTCGGGGCGCCGAGCCGGTCGCATCGCGCGGCGCTGAAGCTGGTGAACGCGAAGGGGCTTTCGATCGGCGGTAATTTCGATCGGCTCTATCCATGCCTGTTCAAAGCGGGAATCGACAGCACGCTCGATCTGCCGGCGCTGTCGCTCTACACCGGCATCTTCTTCGATCAGTTGCGCGACGACTTCACCTATGACGACTCGCTGTGCTGGCGCGTGTCGCGGCCGTTCCCCGCCACCATCACCGCGGCGGGCATCAACCTCCGCACAGAGGATATGTGATGGCATTCGGTACCGGCACCATCAACAGCCTCGGCGGCGCGGTCCAGGACCTGTTCGCCGCAGAGGCCCATGAGTCCAAGGCCAAGGGCCTGCGCATCGAAGGCGAGAATTACGACCTCGCGTCGAAGTTTTCGCAGAAGAACGAGCAATTCACGGAGACCTCGACGGCGATCAAGCAGGCGCAGCTCGACCGCGAAACCTTCAAGACCATAGGCGGACAGGCGGCCGACATCGCCGGCGCCGGGTTCGCGTCCAGCGGGAGTGCGCTCGACCTCATGCGGGACAGCGCATCGCAGGGCGCGCTGACCAAAGCCGTCGGCGCGCAGCAGGGCCTGATCACCGAGGAAGGCTACAAGGTGCAGGCGCAGACCTACACCAACATGGGCGAGGCCGCGCGCATGGCGGCTGATGCCGAAGACGAGGCTGCTACCGGCGCAAGATGGAGCGCAGGCTTCCACGCTGCGAGCGCGGTCGGCTCAGTATTTTTCTGATAGGAGGCGGTTATTCCGAACATTCGCGAGAACAACGCGCCATCCGACCTCGGCCTTCGCCCCGACGACCGGGCTACGGAAGCGACGGCCAACTCCGGCCGCCGCATCGCCGCGCTCTATGGGCAGGCCGCCGAGGCCAAGAACGACATCGGCCGCCGCGTCGCCTCGGACGTCCAGGACATCGGCAATGTCGTGGTCAAATACGCCGAGCACCGCGAGATCAGCCGCACCGCGGCCGAGGCGGCCACCACCCTGTCGGGCCTCGATTCCAAATGGAACGATCTGGTCAAGAAGTCCGACCCGAACGATCCAACGGTCGCCGCCAAATTCCGCGAAGAGGTGCTGGAGCCGACCCTGCAAAAGCTGGGCGAGGCCCCGATGACAGAGGGCGGGCAGAAGTTCGCCGAGGCGCAGGTCGAGCGGTTCCGCACCCACTTCGTGACCAAGACCTCGGCGGACATGGCGACGCTCGCCGGCGTCGCCGCCCGGAGCAACATCGAGACCCTGACGAACCAACTGTCGAACGCGGCGATGAGCGATCCCACCTCGCTCAAGACCTCGCTTGATCTGGTCGACCATTCGATCGGCTCGATGGTGGACAGTAGCCCGAACCTGAAGGGCGTCGAGGGCGCGCGACTGCGGCTGGAACTGACGCAGTCCTCGCAGGCCGCCATCGTGAAAGCGGCGGCAATCGGCGCCATCGCGGCAAACCCGGATGCCGGCCTGAAGAAATTCAGCGGGCCCGAATACTCGAAATACATCAGCGGCACCGAACTGAAGCAGCTCGAGCAGCAGGCGCGATCCGTGGAGCGGGCCAAGCGTGTCGACGAGAACTATGCCTTGCAGAACCAGAAGCTGTTCAAGCAGGAGGCGTCCGACACCCGCGAGGGCGAGTACCTGCAAAAGCTGCACAGCGACGACCCGAACGAGCGGCAGAGCGTCTCCGCGCGCGCGATCGCGAACGACTTCCGGCTGTCCCGCGAGGCCCGTGAGCGCATGATCGGCATCGTCGAGCGCGAGACCAAGCCCGAGGCGGCGGCCAAGGTCTCAAATACGACCGCAACGGACCTAATTTCCCGCATGCGCGCGCCGCCCGGCGACCCCCGGCGGATCGACAGCCTCGATGCCGTCTACGACGCCTACGAGAAGGGCAAGCTGTCCAAGTCCGATTTGAAGTTCGTCCGGGACGAATACACCAACCTGCGCACGCCCGACGGCCAGGCGCTCGGCGCGCAGCAGGAGGAATTCATCAAATCGGTCAAGCCGCTGATCGACAAGTCCAATCCGCTGCTCGGCAGGATCGACCAGTCCGGGCCGCAGCAGGTCTACAATTTCACGATGGACCTGCGCCGGAAGATCGACCAGTACCGGCGGGAGGGCAAGGATCCGCGCGACCTCATGGACCCGTCCAAGCCCGACTACATGGGCGGGCCGGCCGCGCTGGCCGGCTACCAGAAACCGCTCCAGCAGTCGCTCCAGGATACGGCCAAGGCGCTGCGCGGGGGCGGCAGCGGCCTGCCGCCGGCCGAGAGCATCGTCGGGGTCACGACCGAGGCTTTACCGCCGCCGCCAGCACCTGAGCGCACTGCGGGCAACATCTACAAGACGCCGCGCGGTGACATGAAGTGGACCGGCACAGGTTGGGTGAAACCGTGAGCGAATTGACCGACGATCAGGTCTTCGGACCTGAGGAGATGAGCGACGCGGAGGTGTTCGGTCCCAAGGCTATCCAGGCGCCGACTACGGTTCCGCGCGCCTTCATCGCGCGCTTCCAGTCCGATGATGACACCTTTACGGAACTCAACAAGACCGTCGGCAACACGGTGGCGGGGCGGATTGCGGCCGCCGCGGCTGAAGGGGCCAGCGCCGGATTTGGCGAGCATCCCCTGGGGATATCTCCGGAGGACACCAAGAAGCTCCAGAAGCTCGGCGTCTTCCAAGACCCCGAGGCGCCAAAGGACATCACCAGCGGCATCCGCTTCATGAACGAGGCGGCGATGCGGCCGGCCGTTACCGCCGTCGAGGCCTTCTTCCGGGCAGGCAATGCTGCGGTGATGGGCGCCGGTGCGACCTTCGGCCAGATCGGCGCGGAGGTTACGGGCGCCAATGATGCGGAAGCGGCTCGGGCCCGACGCGATGGCGCGCAGTTCGCGACCATGGCGACCTTGCTATCGATGGGCCACCCGGTCGCGCGGATCGAACGCGGACCAATGGGAGAGCTTCGGTCCCAGCCGATCGGCGGGCTGCCCAAGGGCGAGGACTTCGCCGCGGCAGCCGAGATCGTCGCCGGCGAGAAGGCCCCCATGCCGGTCCAGGAGAAGCTCCTGCGCGCCTACGAGGAAAAGGGGCTGCATCCCTCGGAAGTCGCCCACGACGCCCAGAGCGACCCTGTGGTGGCCCAGAGGCTGCTTTCAGATGATCCGGGCGTGACCCTGCCGGGCGGGGCGCCTCGCGGTGAGATTACGGCACTCGAAGCAGGCGAGAAAATCGAAGGGCCAGCAATCAAGATCGGTGATGATATTTACACGGGCATCTCGCATAGCCATGCCTTGGACAGGGCCGCAAAACAGCACAGCATTTCGCCGGAAGCATTCCTCGACCAATTAGAGGGAAAGAACAATGTCGGCCTTGACGGCTTTATCACGTCGGATGGCCGGTTTCTGACACGCAAAGAAGCCTATGCCATTCAGGATGTCATTGATGCTAAGCGGCGCGCGGCGGCCGAGGGCGGCGGTGGAGAGGGTGGAAAGCCGCCGGGTGAAACCTCTGAGTCGCCATCGTTTGAAGATGCCCAGAAGAAAATCCTCGACAAGATCAGCGTCGGCGAGAGCGCACCCAAGGAAGGCTGGTCGTGGGACAAGTTCTACCGGCAGGCGATCGACGACCTCCACCCGCTCAAGGCGGTGGACGAGGACGCCTACCAGCTCGCGCGCCTGACTCGCGGCCAGTTCGGCAAGGCCGAGCACTTCATCGAGCACGGCACATTCGACTTCAACACCTACAAGACCAACGGCAAGCCGCTGGCCGAGATCATCGAGCCGGTCGCCAGGGACCTCGACGGCTTCCGGGCCTATCTGGCATCCAAGCGCGCGATCGAGATCGAGGCGAGCGGTCGCAAGTCCGGCATGGATCTGGAGGCCGCCCAGCGCGTCGCGGCGGAAGGCGAGGGTAAATATGGCAGGGCTGCTGCCGATTTGCAGGGCTACCAGGAGAACCTGCTGGCCTACCTGCGCGACAGCGGCGTGATCTCCGGCGACGCCTTCACCGCGATGCGGGAGGCCGGCCAGAACTACGTACCGTTCTACCGGGTGTTCGAGCCGGAGAGCGGCGCGCCGGCCGGCAAAGGGTTCGGCCCCGGCAGCCCGATCAAGAAGCTCAAGGGCTCCGAGCGCGACATCGTCGACCCGCTCGAATCCATCGTCAAGAACACCTACGCCTTCATCTCGGTGGCCGAGCGCAACGCCGTCGGCATCAAGCTGATCGATGCGCTGAAGGAGCAAGGCGAAAAGGTCACGACCGGCAAACTGCCGCGTGACGCCGAACTGGTGGATTATCTCAAGGAACAGGGCATCACCGAGCCCGAAAAGCTAGCCGACTTCGTCCAGTCCGCTGCGCGCGAGGACGGCGACACGCTGTCCGCCTGGCGGGACGGCAAGCGCGAGCAGGTACAGGTCAAGGACCCGGAACTGGTCGCGGCGTTCCGCGGGCTCGACCAGAGCAGCGTCGACATGCTGATCCGCGTGCTGGCCGCGCCGGCCAAGTTCCTGCGCGCCGGCGCCACGCTGTCGCCCGACTTCATCGTGCGCAACATCGTCCGCGACTTCATGACCGCCTTCGTCAACAGCGGGAGCGCGCTGTTCTCGCCGATCGACACAATCAAAGGCCTGGTCGGCGTGGTTCGCAAGGACGTCGACTTCCAGAACTGGATGAAGGGCGGCGGCGCCAATGCGACCATGGTGGCGCTGGACCGGCGCTATTTGCAGGAGAGCCTGCGTAAGCTCAATGGCGAGACCGGACTGATGGAGCGCGGCTGGAACGTGGTCACCAGCCCGATCCGCGGACTGCGGCTGGTCTCGGAACTTGCCGAGAACGCGACGCGCCTGGGCGAGTTCAAGAAGCTGACCGGGGAGAGCAAGGCCGACATCCAGTCCGCGGCCTATGCCTCCCGCGAGGTAACGCTGGACTTCGCCCGCATCGGCGCCTCCATGCGCGCCTACAACATGATCACCGCGTTCGGCAATGCGCAGATCCAGGGCCTCGACCGTATCGGCCGGGCCTTCGTCGACCGGCCCACCAACACCATGGCCAAGGTCGCCGGCGGCATCACGCTGCCGTCCGTGCTGCTGTGGTGGGCCAATCACGAGGACCCGCGCTATCAGGAATTGCCGCACTGGCAGAAGGACATGTTCTGGATCGTGATGACGAAGGATCACGTCTTCCGCATCCCCAAGCCGTTCGAGCTCGGCGTGGTGTTCGGCTCCGGAGTCGAGCGCATCCTCGACGCCACCGTCGGCCAGAACAAGGAGGCCTTTGACGGGCTCGGCAAATCGATCGCGCAGGTGATCATGCCGAACTACATCCCGACGGCCGGTCAGCCCCTGCTTGAGCAATTCGCGAACCGATCGAGCATGTCCGACCGCACCCTGATCCCGGCGGACATGGAGAAGCTCCTGCCGGAATACCAGTACACCCCGTACACGACGGAGGTTGCCAAGAAGCTGGGCCAGGTCGTCAGCGCGTTCCCCGGCATCCGTTCGGAATCCATGGGCCCCGGCGCCCCGTTCGGCCCGGTCGCGCGCGCGGTGTCGTCGCCGATCCTGCTGGAGAACTACGTCCGGGCGTGGACCGGCGGGCTCGGCGTCTACGCCATGCAGGCGGCGGACGCGGCCCTGCGCAAGACCGGCGTGCTGCCGGATCCGGTGACGCCGACGCCGACGCTGTCCGATATCCCGGTCGTGAAAGCCTTCATGGTCCGCTACCCCTCGGCATCGACGCAATCGATCCAGGACTTCTACGACCAGCACGAGGTCACCAAGCGCTATTACGATACGTGGCTTGCCAAGGCCAAGGAGGGCGATGTCGACGCCATGTCGCGCATCCAGGCCGCCGGCGGCCTGGATGCGCGACATG